GGCAACTTATCAAACAAAGCTCCATACTCAGGCAAATAGGTTTCAAAGTAAAACGCTCTCCCTGATATAGATTTTGCAGTAACCCATACACCCTTAACAAATTCTCCATGTCCGTCTTGGTGGTCTCTTAAATACTCTTTACGAACCCAAACTTGTTTAGCTGGTAAGTTACAAATTAAGTTAGCCATTACATTATAACTTCATTCAAACAGCTTTCAGTAGCGTAACTTGATCGACCAGGAGTTTTTGATACTCTACCGTATAATTGTTCGGTTTCTGCTTTGGGATCATCTTCAAAAAACATTTCATCTTCGGCTGGTTCTGTAGGATTAGCAATTGCGTCTTTATACAATTGTTTTACTTCAGAATTAGCTGACCACGCTTCTCCCTTACAGTCTTTACATAGTTTAGGCATAGTTCTAACATAAAAAACTTCTTTCATTTCTATTTTGCACTCTGCACAATGATTATTGCCCACTCTTGTTTTAGGTCTACCTCTACGCATAATTTTCTCCTTTGTTTTTTTTATTTTCTGGTACGCATTTCCAACAAAACCAGTTCCAACCTTCATTTATTGAATAAGATGCGTAATTATCTCCACAACACGAACAATTGTGTGCTTTTGGATTTGTTTCAGCTACTGGTTGCCAGCTTCTTCTTCTGTTTTGTTCACTCATTATCGTTTACTCCCCCATCTAAGTTACACGCCTCAATCAATGACATAGACTCAAGAAACAAGGGCGTTTCATCTCCGACCCAAGCCCCGATAACATTAAAATTAAAATATTCCAAAGCCTCGTCATGCGTCATTTCATCCCGATCAATTAATATTTGCAAACATTTGTTCGCATCATAAACGGCTAAAGTTGGCTGTCCACACCTAGTAGACACTCCGATAAACGCACCTTCAAAACCATCCGCTAGTAACATTATAAGTTCTCCGTTGCTGTTGTTGCCTCATATTCTCCACGACTCATATCGCCTTCTGTAGTTCCCAGCCACTTACGACCTCCCGATCTACTGAAAGAATACTTCCCGATCCTGCCTTCCGATAATAGTTCCCTAACAATTCCAACAACCATTCTTTGCGTACAGTTATCCAAAGTTCTTGGAGCGTCTGGATCTGCACTCATACGTTGTAAGATTGCATCAGCTCCTGATTGTTGTGTCAAAGCTCTACCTTCCCGTTCACAAGTTGAAATCCAAACAAATAAAGCATCCTTTTTAATCTCCCGATTACTTCCCGAATGTAACCTTGTTATATCATCTGACCTATCATCCAGTAATCCAGAGTTCATATCACGAACAAAGTGTCTTATATCTCGCCTCGCAGGTCCATTTGATTTAACAACTGCTCCATCAAAGCATCTATTTCTTTGATATTCAATACCTAAATCTTGGCAACGTCTACGACCTGTAGCTTCATCCACTTGCCAAATAGCAAAAGCACAACGAACACCGTCAACTAATGCTGAAGTTCCCCGAATCATATTCCTTGCTTGCTCTGGAGATGAAACCGCAACATCATCTTTTATCTTTGTCATGTGATGACACATCATTACAGAAGCACCAGTTTCCGTAGCCACTTGAGCCAACAATCCAGTTAAGGCAGCTCCCGCTGCTGGATCAGAGTTAACATCAGCATGAACAAATGATGCCAACGGATCAAACACGATTAGCTTTAAATTATTCATCTGTATAATTTGTGCATATATCTTTTCAAATTCTACACTCGTTTTATAACCATCATGGGTTTCTTGTAGGATTGGGAATACACCACCAACATTAGGTAACGATACAATACGAAGTTCATGCTCATAATTAAAACGAGCGTTTTCCTCATCTAATCGTTCAATCCTTCTGTGCATTTCGCCTTCATCATCCTCCGCTGTAAAGATAATAGCATTTCCAAATTCAGTAATCTCACTACCAAAAGCACTAGACATAGGTTCTCCAGAGGCTACTTTCATAGCCAAGTCCAATGTCATCATACCTTTACCCGCATCTCCTGCGGCTGAAAATATTATTGGCACACCTAACGGAATGGTATCTCCGATTAAGAACTTTTGTTCGGGTGCTTGACCCTCGAAACGATTAATTAATAAACTATCGTCCAGTAAATTTATGCTTCTCTTAGTCTGTTTTATTGTTGTGTTAAGAAAGTTCCCGATGTCAAAGCTCTCTGCTATGGCATCTGCGGCATCCCATCTTTCAGGTTTACCCGCTGGAGGAGTCAACATTGTTACTGACCTAGCACCTGCATTCATGGCTAAGTCTTGAACAAGTTCGGCTACCTTTTTACCAGCGTTATCATTATCTGGCCAGATAACTAATTCTTTTCCATGCAACGGAGAAAAGTCAAATTGACTAGATGATTTACGAGATAACATGCCCGCTCCACCCATAGTGCATGTGGCTGTAAAACCTAATTCATTAAGAGCATCAGCACACTTCTCGCCTTCAACCCAGATTATTTTATCAGAGGCAGAAATGTTCGGTATATTGTAAAGAGGTCTAACGTCAGGCATTTTAGGATACGGATTAGTTCCAGTAAACTGACGAAACTCTTTCTTAGGCTTGCCATGATCGTCCATTGTAGGATTCCCTGCACCATCACGCATGTTGTATCGTCTAACCATACATATGACTTCGCCATCTAAACTAAGATATAAATGCTCACTATCAAAAGGAGTTTTTATATTTATTTGTTGTCTTAATGATTTGTTTATTATTGATTCTATTGGAGGAGCAGCCGTTTCATCTCTTACAAAACTAGGGCTATCATCTAAATAATTAGAGAAAAATTCTTTTATTTCTGGAAGTCTCATACCACGACCCTCCATCAATATCTTTACAATACCTCCAACACCACTTGATCCGTTGAAATCATTACCTTTCATAAACCAAGGCGATCTTGGATTAATATCTATCTTTAAAGACTTACCAACTTCTCCATTTAAAGAGCCAACATTAAACTCATCACCACGAATAACACCATTAGGATATGTATCTCGTAAGATATCAATCTGTGCCTGTGGTGGTACTTTATCACTAATTAACTCTACTAAATCTTTTGCGTTCAATTCACGATTAGCATTGCCAAATCTCACTATACTCATTACACTATCCTTACCTTCAATGGCTGAAGTTATAGGCGACATTTTTTCTCTACGTTTTAATGTCGTCTATTTTTAACTCCAACATGTATCCTTATAATTACACCATTTACAATCAAACATATCTTTTGACTGTGCTATTCTTGGTAACATTTCGCCAACTTTTGTAGCTTGCAATATGTTAACTGCCTTATCACTTATTTCTTGAGCAAGAAACTTATCAAACGGAACAAGTTCGTAATATATTTCACTCGTATTTTTATTAACAACTGTAAACAAACATGGAGTGTCTGTTAATTGCATATAGGCTTGATACAATGCAACTTGAGCAGCATATATAGGATTTGTTTTAGCCATACCTTTTGATACAAATTCTTTAAACTTTCTGTCATTAGCTGATTTGTTTTCCCATAAACAAGGATAGGCCATGTCAACTGGACCTCCACAAATAACACCATCTATGTGACCTCTAATTTTACCATCAGCAATAGAAAATCCATATTGTTCGCCAGTTTTCTTTTCTGTTCTCAAATCAAATCCTGCTTGCTTTAACCAATCGGCCATACTTGTTTCTATCTCGTGACCGAATTGAAATATTCTTAATGTCTGTGAACTAAAGTGTCTATCTTTATCCACTTCTTGACCCATATAACTGTATTGTATTTTTCTTGAACACTTCTCCCCAAGTGAAGATCCCCCTAAATATGTTCTTCTAGGAATACTATCTGACTTTTTCTTAATGGCTTTGTCAACAAATTCTGATATTTGTTCTTCAAAATGGTATGTCTTCAAATCCTTCTGGTTGCCTGATTGGACCGAAGTATTTAATATGAGATCGTGTAACATATTCGCAGACAAACTCATTTTCTATCTCCCTTGACATTTGTATAACAGATATTAAAGCTACCATTTGTTCTTCTGTTAAATTGCATAATTTTGTCTCCCAACCTATTTTGCTAAATACTTTACCTGCGTTTTTTAATGAATTGTCTTCATTGTTGGCTCTATCCATCTACTACTAATCTCCTCATCTAATGTCTCATGTGAATAAAAATCTAATTTGAATAGTTCATCTTGACCAGACATTACCTTGCAATAACCACCTAAAATTTCATACTGTAATTCTTCCATAACATCTTCCATAGCTTCTGTTACTCTATTCATTAATTCAG